AATGAGAAAGAAGAATTGATGAAACCAATAACTAAAGAACGAGCAGTAGAACTTTTTATGAAAGATTTTAATGTTGCACTAAATGATATGGAAACATTTACTGAGGAAATGAGTATAGATGATAATGCAAAAGAGTGTGTTGCACACATGGTATTTCAGCTTGGTTTACCTCGTTTACAAAAATTTGTTAAATTTAAAGAATGTTTGAAAAACAAAGATTATGCTGGTGCGATGGTCGAAATGAAAGACTCAAGATGGTATAATCAAACCACTAACAGAGCAAATCGTATAATAGAAAAAATGCAAAAATCTATTACTGCTGACGTATAGGAGACAACAATGGTTTTAGGAAAATTATTGAGTGGTGGTACTATCAAAGCTGTTGCTGGTGTAATTGATGACTTACACACTAGTGACGAAGAAAAACTACAACTAAAAAATAGATTTGCTGAAATAGAGTCTAAACTTAAAGAAAAACAAATGTCAATAAACTTAGCTGATGCGTCTAGTAAAGCTGGTGGTATTAGTGGTTTTCTTCAAAGAGCATGGCGGCCTTTGATTGGTATGTCATGTGCTTTAGCAATATTTTGGGAATATGTATTATCAAAATTTATTTTATTTATTTGCGGCTTATTCCATTATGAGGTTCAAAACATACCTCAGATGGACATGGGAACACTTATGCCTCTAGTTATGGCACTCTTGGGTATGTCAGGTATAAGATCGTTTGAAAAACTCAAGAAAATAAACACCGACAAAGGAAAGGAGTAATTTATGGTCAAAAAGAAAATTGAACAACAAGTTACTAAATGGTGGCACGCATTCACAGAATTAAAATCTTGGGTGCAAATCGTAATAGCTGTTGCAGTAGTTGTAGCGGCTCACAATTATGTGTTGCATTAGGTTATGATTAAAAAGAAAAAAAAAACAGTTGGTCTAACCAAAAAACAGAAAAAGTTGCCTAAAGCGTTACAGATGGCAATTTTAAAAAAACAAAAAAAGGGGAAATAATATGCCACGAGGTGTAGGATATGGCTCTAGTAGAATGAAACCGATGAGGTCAAAACCTATGAAAGCTAAAAAAGCAAAAAAGAAAAAGAAGAAAAGATAATGGTTAAGGTTGCGTCTATAAAAAATATTATAAAAGACCTAAAACCTAGACAACAAAAAACCATGCGTTCTCATGCAAAGCATCACACTTTGAAACACATGAGATCAATGGCTAGGCTGATGGGTGGTAAGAGAAAACTTACATTCTCTCAAGCCCATCGAGTCGCTATGCGTACAACTGGAAGATGACAGGATTTACAACATCATCAACAATTTCTGAGTTAATTAACAAAAGGCCTATAAATCGCAAAAGAAGAGTTAAAATCACTCTTAAAGCACCTCAGAATCGCAATTTAAAGGCCTCACAGCGACTTTTAAGGGTTAGGGGTACTTAGTAACCCCAAACCTCTTTTCTAGCCTCTAAAACGGCTGTATCACGCCAAATCCAGTCATCAGGATTAGGAATAATGCTATTTTTCACATCTTCCTTAGAATTTACTGATTTTAGATATTTACCCATAACAGAAATAATATGCTCACAAACTTTCATAGGACTATCATAATCTGTTAGGTTCATACTCTCAAACTTAGCACCAGATTTATTTGCTATCAGATACCAAAGTTTTTGATTTGCGTTTGTACCTCTATGATAAATAGATTGTTGCATAGCATGAGACATAGATAAGCCAGTAGGTTTACGCTTGGTCGTTTTAAGATCAATGTAAAAATCCTCTTTTGTTTGCTTATCCTCAAAATGAAAGTCAGTGTAACCAATTAAAGGTATCCCACTAATATCTAACTCAACTTTCTTTTGATAGCCTAAGAGATTCCATTTAAAACCAAACTCATTAAATGCTTTGACTCCCTCTTCAAATAAAGGAATTAGATTATATTCTTCCTCATCTGTTTTTGGGTCATCAAATAATTTACAGTTTGCGTGGAACTCATCAAACATTTTATCTATTGCCTCTTTTTTATCTATTCCGTTCAGCCACATATTAAGACCTGACTCAACAGCTTTACCACGTTCTGCCGCCGCTGATGATGGGAACTCAAACTGAAATATACGTTTCAATGCCCAACGATCTCTTTGAAATGCAAACTCGTTAAGATGGCTAAAAGATAAAGGCAACAAAGTTCTATCGCCTAAATCAAATTTTTTAAAATGTTCAATCATAGCATATCCATATGGTTCTGAGTTTGTTTGATATTATCTTCAATATCTACAATAAGTTTCTCACACTTCTCGTAAATACGATTATCTTTACCAAACCTTTTCATAAAAAGATCAAGACCAGTCTTTGTCAGTTCCATTGTCCTGATATCCTCATTACATTTATCATAAGCACGCATTTTTTGCATATCAATGCCGTCTTCCATTTCTGATATTTGATCTTCACTAATACAAAATAATTTTTTATCTGATGACATAATTACTCCATTAGTGAATACTCAGCAAAAGTTTTACCTTTTCGAGTAACATTTTTAGTTATGATTGCGTTCCCTTGTTCTCTTAGATTAAATATCCTTGCACTTAATCTAAAACAGCCAAATTTCTTTAAAGCTACAAGTGGGGTTAATGTTTTACCTAATTTTAAATAATCAAGTATTTTTTGGTTTTGTGTTAGTTCTGGCATAATGACTCCTTTCTATAAGTTATTTTTTGCCAATTCCCTTTCGTTTACGACCTTAGTTCTGAGGTCATCACGAAAAGCCTTAAAGGTTTCGTATCTAATTTTAGAACGATTCCTTTGTTTAAGCGTTGGTTTATATCTATCAAACCACTGCTTATACTTATCATCAGAATAAATGAGACCATTTAATTCTGTTGAATTCTTATAACTACTTTTTTTACTGTGATCTAGCGTTAATTCTGCAATAATCATTTTTTCTTCTTTTTTCATTAATTCTACTGCTGTATCTTCATCAGCGTATTTTAAACCTACCTCTTCTTGGGTAGTCGAAAGTTCATTTGGGTTAAAATCTAGTGAATAAATATCAGTCGCCATTTTGTTCAAATTCCTTATTTTCTATTTTTTGTTGTAATTCTGTTCTAAATTCTTCGTTTATTCTTCTATTGCTGTGGGCCAGAGTATGACAAGGACGACACACAGGAAACAAATTGCTTGGTACATTGTAAGAATTTTTTTTACTACCGCCCATACCTTTAGGTGTAAGATGATGAATTTCTACCGCTGGCCTTTGGTAGCAACCCCAACACTGGGGGGTATCAACAATAGATAACCCCCAATAGTCGTAAAATATCTTTCGGTAATTTTTAGATATCTTTGAGGTTGTCATTAAATGCTCTCACTGCATTTTTAGTCAAATCGCTTATATCTTCAACACTGAAATGACCACTACCCATTGAACGACCAACAACACCAGTTACAAAAATATCCATTCTCTGAGTATCATTTTTATTCATACCATTTACTATAGGCATAGGTCTTGATTGTTGTCCGCTAGTTGGCAGAGCATCATCAAGTGTATGATTATCAGCAATAGATACATCTTTAACATTAGTATATGGATTGCCGCCTTTTGATGTTTTTACATTTATAATAGTAAAATTTATTGCATCGCCAGACTGAGGTATAGGGTTCATTACTTTACCCCTATAATATAACCTAGTGCCATCGACTAAATCTATTGCGTAGTTTGGTTTTCCATCTTCGGTATTATCAAAGACTTTATCAACTATATTCGACATTGTAGTTTCTCCTTATTATTATTTGTTAATTACGTTATAGCCTCGACCCTCTAAACAATTATTAATTAAATTTTGTCTAGTATTTAATTTAGGCGATAGCCATAACACTCTCCAACGAAAACTATTATACACTACTTTTGATTTATCAACAAAAGCATTGGTATTATCTTCAACTAAAGATTTACAAGTATAATAGTCATCGTGGTATCGTTCCGCCGTCCCCTCAACATTGGCGGAACTTTTGCCCCTACTATCTACTATTGGCGTGGTGCTACACCCAGCAAGGAACACAGCACCACATATTAGTAAAAGCAAAACTATTATTACCCTAAAAATAGACTTATTAGAAGTTTTCTTTTTGGGTAAAATTCTTTTAACACTATACAGAGGAGTTTTTTTTCCATCTGTAGAGTAACCAATTACCTTTCTATGGTCTAAACCATAAGGAAATAAATTTTTTGATTTTTTATTTTTCATATTTACGACTCCTAAAAAATCTTCTCCAAAGTGCTGATCTAGTCACAGACACAAATGTAAAAATTAAAGCAATACCCATGCTGTCTAAAATGCTTGGGTATAAATCAAATAATGGAAATATAAATAATTGTATGAGAACAGCTAATATAAAACCGCTACCAACATCAATTACACTTTCAAATAAATCTGTCATTTTTTCTTAACCTCTTTTATTTCACTCTTCATAACTAAATTACCATCGTTATCATAAACAGCAGTAGAGTTATCAAGATGAGTTATTTTAAAAAGATGTTTAACTTTATCGTTTTCGATAACATCAAACTTTTGTATCTTCTTAAAAAGTCTGTTTAGTTTAGGCATTATGACAACCTCCTTACGGCATACATAGCCGCACAATGACGTCCACAAAATTTCTTACCATGAAAAAATTGATAACTTTCTCCGTCCCATAATCTGTAAGAGTAAATTGTGTCTCCTTGTTTAATGGTATCATTATACCAACCATCAACTACTTCTTGTTTTTTGTCATAACAAATTAAGTTACCTTTATATGGTTCTTTTTGATTTACTAAATGTTTTGTAACTCTTTTTAATGTTTTGTTACAAGTTTTACATTTTGGTTTAGGCATTGTTTTCTCCTTATTATTATTATTATTAAACATACCTATAACCTAGCTCTTTTGTTAGGTTAAGTAAAGTCATTTAGATATTAAAAAAGGTTGTTTTTTCGCCATTTTTCTTTAATAATTCAGCAAGTTCTTTTTTTAGCTAGGCATTGTAGCTTTTTGAACTAGGTAATTGACCCATTTTCTATTACCGATTCGGGGGTGGGTTTGCTTCTATGCTTTTTTCCCCACCCCCTTATAATACTATTTTACCCAAAAATAATTTTAGGTTTTTCTTGAAACTTTAAATAAATAAAATAAACATAGAAAAAATAAATTGTTTAGAAATGGGAAAAACAATGTTTATAGACGAAAACTCAAAACCAAAAGAAAAATTAAAAGCATGGTATTTATTTACTGACGATTTCATCGCTGGCACTCAGCACATGTCAAACGAGGAAATAGGTATATATATTAGATTATTATGTTGGAATTGGAATAAACGATGCTTTGGCATACCAAACAATAATAATACAATTTACAGGATAGCTTTCTCAACAGAACAACACGAAAAAAAAATTTGTTTAAAAGTTTTGCATGAAAATTTTAGACTAATTAATGATAGTCATTGGCAAAATGAAAGACAGTTGCAAGAATTTTTGTATATTTCTAAACGTATTGAGGCATCAAAAGTAAATGGTAAATTAGGTGGAAGACCAAAAAAACCTAGCCAAAACCCCCCTACCCCTACCTCTACCTCTACCAATACATCTACCAATAAATACTCTCCTACTTTTAAAAAGTTTTGGGATAGGGTTACAAACAAAGTTAGTAAAGGTATAGCAGAGAAGAACTTTAAGAAGATTGAGAAAGAGTGGCAAGACCAGCCTGAAAAATTAGCCGATATGTATAATTCTTATTATAATTCGGTAAAGGACAAAGAATTTGCTAAACAACCCGCATTTTGGCTGTCGGCAGAAAAATATTTAGATGAAATTCCTAAAAAAAAATATGATTTTGGGGTAACAATAACAAAAGACGAAGATAAAATAAAAATGTTTACAGACGCTATAAAAGATAAAAAAGTAACTAGGTTTATAAAAGATTATGCGGCTCGTAATAAAGAAATAATTGATATGGGTATTAGAAAAGGTTTTTTAACTAAAGAACAAGCTATCAACGATCTTGGAATGAAGAATGAATATAGATGAGTAAACCTTTAAAAATATCAGAACAAGCGGCTGTGCAAATGCCTATGAAAACAGTTGCTAGCTTGATTTTGCTTGTAGCGGCTGGGGTGTTTGCTTATACCGAATTAACGGCTAGGCTAGTATCATTAGAAACATCTCGTGAATTAATGAAAGCTGATTTATTAAAGGCCAGCGACCAGAAACCCGTAGATCAAGAGCAATTTATGCTTTTGGAGAGTTTATTTTCTGATGTAGAAAAATTAATCGAAAACCAAGAACAAAATGTAACAAACAAAGTAAATATAGAATTTAATAAACAATTACTCGAAAAGGCTTTGGAGGACATAGAAAAATTAAAAGATAAGGTCAGAGAAAACGGAAATGGTTGAAACAGTAGTAGCTTTGCTTTTACTAATTAACGGAGAGATCAAAGAGGCTAGAATACAAAGTACAATGTCAGAATGTTTGAAAGGGTCTCGTTTAGCTAAAAGACAATTAAAATCTGGTAGTAATATTAAATATCAGTGTATTAAGTCAAAAGCTGAACTAGAAACTAATATTGATGGTTCTTTATCAATTAAATCTTTAATTTTAGAATAAATTTTAATGAATTTAAGAGTATTATCTTTAGGTGCTGGGGTGCAATCTACTACTCTTGCTTTAATGATTGAAAAAGGCGAGATACCTATGGTTGATTGTGCTATATTTTCTGATGTGGGTGCAGAGCCAAAATTAGTGTATAAACATTTAGATTGGCTTGAAAAACAGTTATCTTACCCAATACATAGAGTTCAATGGAGAAACCTTAAAGAAGATATATTATCTGCATCTAAGGGCGAATATAAAGCATTTACAGCACCTTTTTTTACAAAAAGTGATAATACTGGTAAAAAAGGTACAATAAAAATGACCATGTAACTATGATTATGGGTATTTCTTATGATGAAATATTTAGAATGAAAATGAATATTCACAAATATATAACAAATAATTATCCATTAGTTGATAAAAGAATGCGAAGATATGATTGTTTAAATTGGTTAGAAAAAAATAATTATCCAAAACCACCTAGATCAGCTTGTACTTTTTGCCCTTATCATTCAAATGCAGAATGGAGAGAAATCAAGAAAAACAAGGAAGAATGGCAAGAAGTTTTAGATATGGATAAAAAAATAAGAGATCAAGAAAAATTTAAAAATTCTCAATCTGGTGCTGTAGTTGATAAACTTTATTTACATAGAGACTGCATTCCTATGGACGAGGTAGATTTAAGAACTGATGAAGAAAGGGGTCAAATGAGTTTTTTAGACGAATGTGACGGAATCTGTGGAGTTTAAATGAAAGTTTTAGTAGCTTGTGAATATTCAGGAATTGTAAGAGATGCCTTTGTTGCAAAAGGCCATGATGCTTGGAGTTGTGATATATTACCCACTGAGAAACCTGGAAATCATATTCAAGATGATATTTTAAAACATTTAGATAAAGGTTGGGATTTAATGATTGCACACCCACCTTGCACTCATTTAGCTGTAAGTGGTGCTAGATGGTTTACAGAGGGAAAAAAACCTTGGTCTTTACAAATTGAGGCATTAGATTTTGTAAGAAAATTATTAAATGCACCTATTGAAAAAATAGCATTAGAAAACCCGGTTAGTGTCATATCTACAAAAATTAGAAAACCAAATCAAATAATACAACCTTTTCAATTTGGACACGATGTATCTAAAAAAACTTGTTTATGGCTTAAAAATCTACCGAATTTAATACATACAAAAATTGTTAAACCTGATATTATTGAAAAAGATGGTTACAAAATGAGTAGGCATCATTGGGAAACGTTTAAACTACCAAGTAATATTAGAGGTAAAGTTAGAAGTAAATTTTATAAGGGTATTGCTGAGGCTATGGCAAATCAGTGGGGTTAAAATATTTAGTGCAATAATTAATTTTTTTTGATAAACAGAACTTACCTAACTCATAGGGTAAGAGGATTATGGCGAGACCAAAAAAATATAATATTGACAAAGAACAAGTCAAAAAATTAGCTAAACTTGGCTGTACTAATAAAGAGATTGGAGATTTCTTCGGTTGTAGTGCTGATCTTATTGAAAGAAGTTACTCGGAATATCTGACAAAAGGGCGAGCCGAAATGAAAATGAGGCTTAGACAGCTACAATGGAAGAGTGCAGAAAAAGGAAATGTTGTAATGCAGATATGGCTTGGAAAGCAAATATTAGGTCAGTCAGAGAATATTATTACGGAAGATGACGAACCTTTGGCGTGGTCTGTTGAGTGATACCATTCCCAAAGAAACGCTATAAAATAATTTATGCAGACCCAGCATGGACATTCAAAACGTATTCCGAAAAGGGCCAGAAACGATCTGCTGTCCGCCATTATAATACCCTTAGTATTGACGATATTTGTAAGCTACCTATTTCTGATATTTCTGACGATGATTGCACTTTATTTCTTTGGGCTATTGATTCGATGTTGCCAGAGGCTCTTCGTGTTATTAAAGACTGGGGGTTCACGTTTAAGACAGTTGGTTTTACATGGGTCAAACAAAATATAAAATCTGATGGATATTTTACTGGCATGGGTTATTGGTCAAGGTGCAATCCAGAGCAGTGTTTACTAGCCACCAAAGGTAAACCACAAAGAGTTTCTAAATCAGTAAAACAATTAGTAATTAGTAAAAGACAAGAGCATAGTAAGAAACCAGCTATTATCAGAGATAACATTGTAGAGTTATGTGGCGATCTACCTAGAATAGAATTGTTTGCTAGACAAAAAGCAGATGGTTGGGACAGCTGGGGAGATCAGATTTAATGCCACTTACTGACCCTCAAAGAGAGGTTATTAAATGCAACAAAAGATTTAGAGTTTTAATATCTGGCCGTAGGTTTGGTAAAACATTTTTAGCAATACAGGAAATGGCCAAGTTTGCTAGGTTTCCAAATCAACGGGTTTGGTATGTGTCCCCTAGTTACAGACAAAGTAAAACTATTTGCTGGGATATGCTTAAAGAAATGATGTTAAGGCACAGATGGGTTAAAAGAATAAACGAGTCGGATTTATCACTGTTGCTAAAAAACAACACTCTTATAAGTTTAAAAGGGGCAGACAACGATCAATCTTTGCGTGGTGTTGGGTTAAACTTTATTGTGCTAGACGAATTTGCTGACATCAAACCTCAGGCTTGGTACGAGGTTTTAAGACCTACATTATCAGATACATTAGGCCATGCACTATTTTGCTCTTCGCCAAAAGGCTTTAACTTTGCTTACGATCTATATAGTAAACAAGACCCTGAATGGCAAAGTTTTAAATATACAACACTAGAGGGTGGCCAGGTATCTGAGTCTGAAATAGAACAAGCAAAGAATGATTTAGATGAGAGAACTTTTCAACAAGAGTATTTAGCAACCTTTGTAAACTATGCTGGTATTATTTATTACAACTTCGATAGAGATAAAAATATTATTGATACATACAAACACAAATTTAACACAATACATATTGGCCAAGATTTTAATATCGACCCGATGGCTGGTGTTGTTTCTGTAATAGAAAATGATAAGATATATATTATTGACGAAATACAAATATGGTCATCAAATACAAATGAAATGATAGACGAAATTAAAAATAGATACCCAAATAAAAAAATTATTATTTACCCTGACCCAAGTTCCAAAGCTAGAAAGACATCTGCTGGTGGCATGACTGATCTTGCACTTTTAAAAAATGCTGGGTTTGAGGTTAGAGCAAGAAACAAAGCACCGCTTGTCAGAGATAGAATAAATGCAGTCAATTCTAAATTCAAAAATGCTAAAGGTATAAATAGTTTATATGTTTTAAAATCTTGCAAAAATGTTATTAAGTCGATAGAAAGACAAATATACAAAGAGGGAACAAATGTGCCTGACAAAGACTCTGGTTTCGACCATTTTAATGATGCGTTGGGTTACATGGTTGAGTATAATTTTCCAGTCAAACGGGATTTTAAACCTAGCCCTCTTCAAAGGTGGAGTTAATGGATAGAAAATTTTTAACAAGTAAGCACCCTCTCTGGCACGCTAATATTCAGAACTGGGAATTTTATATTAGATCATATCTTGGAGGGAACGATTATAAAAATGGATATTACTTACACAGATATATTTTAGAGACTCCAGAGGAATACGATCAAAGAATTAGACACACACCAGTTGATAACCATTGTAAAAATGTTGTTCAGATTTACACTAGCTTTTTATGGAGAGTACCACCGACTAGAGATTATGGTTCTTTAGATGG